TTAGAAGCCGAAAATTTTACCTAAAACACTGATTCCGTTTTCTACGATACCTACGATGCTTGTACCCATTTTACCCCAGTCTTTATCTTGTCCTGCTTGTACTGCTGCTGCAATTGCTTCTGCTAATTTTTGCATATTTATCTCTCCATTTCTCTATAATTTTTATGATTTAAACTAAGTTTTAAAATAAACGTTAAATTAGAAACCAAAGATTTTACTTAATTCAGTTACACCGTTTGAAACGATATCTAAGATACTTGTACCTAATTTAGTCCAGTCTTGGTTTTGACCTGCTTCAATTGCACTTTTAACTGCGTTTGCGATTTTTTCCATGATATTTATCTCCTTTGTATTGTTTATTTATATTAATAAAATGTTGTTAGTCGAACTTAGAATCCGAATAATTTACCTAGAATGCCAACACCGTTTTCTACGATACCTACAATGCTTGTACCTAATTTAGCCCAATCTTGGTTTTGGCCTGCTTGAACTGCATCTGAAATTGCTTGTACTAATTTTGACATTTAAATCGCTCCATTCTTTTAATTTTATATATTTAAATTGTTTGATTTTTAAATTTAGAAACCAAAGATTTTACTTAATTCTGTAACACCGTTTGAAACGATATCTAAGATACTTGTACCTAATTTAGTCCAGTCTTGGTTTTGACCTGCTTCAATTGCACTTTTTACTGCGTTTGCGATTTTTTCCATGATTACTATCTCCTTTATAATGTTTATTTATATTTTCAATAAATGTTATATGTGGAAACTTAGAATCCGAATAATTTACCTAAAATGCCAACACCGTTTTCTACGATACCTACAATGCTTGTACCTAATTTAGCCCAATCTTGGTTTTGGCCTGCTTGAACTGCATCTGAAATTGCTTGTACTAATTTTGACATTTAAATCGCTCCATTTCTTTTTATTTAAAGTATTTAAATCTTAATGTATGAAATTCAATAGATACATTAAGCTATTTCTTAAAACCAAAAACGATTAATTGGTAAGTTTTTGTTTACCTATCGTTTTGTTACTTATACTATATAGTGATTTATGCTATTTGCGTTCTATCTTTCTTAACTTATAAATTAGACATCAAAACTGTAGACCTTTGATTATATAAAACACACTTAGGCATTCAAATATGTTGTGCAAAATCTGACAATTCTGCAAACGTTTACAATACCTTTACATTAGCTTTATATTTCTTTAAAATTCACCTTGTTTTATAAACGCTTTAACCTACTAAGAGACCATTGCAAGTCTAGGATTCTCAATACAACCATTTATTTAAACAGACAAGTGAATATACTCTAGTCCTTTTTAACTATTTAATTAATCGTAATGTTGGTCATTGCAACTTTATTAATTTCTGTATTTCACTATTTATCATGGTACTTTTATTTAGTAATTGGATTGAGTATATGAATAATAGATGAGAATAATTTCAACACTTGTGATCTATTTATTACTTTATTCATAAATGTTTATAGTTTGTTCATAGTTGCTTATAATGCATCCTATTGGTTCTATACATTTGATTACTTCTGCGTCCATATGGCTTGAAGATATTAATTCAATTGCTCGACTTTATGTGTTATTGCACTTGCACATCGTCGATATGAGTTACAAATACACATAATTAGTGAAAAATATAAACTTTTTTTATATTAAAGCTATTGCTAAATAAGGTTTCTTTAGCTATAATAATTCTTGTGTTAAAAATTCATGTCCTGGTAGCTCAGCTGGATAGAGCAATGGCCTTCTAAGCCATCGGTCGGGGGTTCGAATCCCTCCCAGGACGCTATTAACCGAAAATTAAACACTTTTCGAAATTAAGAATCCCATAACGACGGGGTTCTTTTTATTTTGCCTATTAATAACACACCATATAATACAAATTTTTAGGGACTTTTTAGGGACCCGAGTCCCTCGCATGAAAAAACCATGCTCATAAGAACGTGGTTTGTGTTTTATTCAAAATATCCAATTTCTGCAGCAACTTCTGTTAAACTTTCTTTACCTTTCAACACATCTTTAATATAACTTTCTGCGTCTTCTCTATTTACGAAGAATACGCTCTCGATATAAGTTTCTTCCTGTTGATCTTTTTCTAACCATTTATCATAAAATAACTTCATATCTTCTTTTTCTAATTTATCGTGATAAGGAACTTCGTAAGTTTTGCTTGTAGCAACTTCATATAATGCACAAACTTTATAATCAACTTCTGAAAGTGTGGCAAATTCTACGTTATACTCGTAATCTCCCTCAATATCGATAAAGTATTGACCTAAACTTTCCACTAATTCAACTTCGCCTAATACTACATCTTCAATCATTTTGCTATTCAATTCGTTCATTTTTTCTATCTCCTTTTGATAATTATATAGTAATTCAGCGTTTTTCAGTGATATATTGTCTAAATTACGTTTGCCACTTCTTAAATTACTAATAACACTTTCACCAATACCTGTTTTCTTTGCAATTCTATAACCTGTAACTTCGCTTTTTAATAATTCTTCGATTTGTTTTCTCATTGTAATAACCGCCTTTGTTTTAATTTATATACTTATAATAATTTAAGTATTATATATTGTCAATACTTTTACTTAAATTTCTTTAAGCATTTTATAACAGGCACAAAAAAAGAGGGACAAGCACCGTTATGCTTATCCCTATACGAACTGATAGTGAAATGTCGTCTAAGTATATTATATTACCCTGTATAAAATTTAACAAGATTATTGCTTTCGTTAAATTTATACCTTAGTAAACTTTCCGTAATTATTTGTTCTGTTACCTTTTTTATCAATTTCACCTGTTGCAATATAACGTCGTTTTAAATCATTGTTTAAATATGTTATCCAACGATAACCATTAACTGCAAATGCACCGTCATAAATAACGCTTTCTCCATTTTTTAACACACCCGTAATAGTAGCTTTTGTATTGTGGGCAGTTCTAACATTATTGCCTTTAATAGTAGAAACTGTATAGCGACCTTTTTCTTTTTTGTAAGGTACACCTTTATCATTTAGTTTATAACCTTTAGGTACTGCAACGATTTTATCTTTTTTGTGAGTGGCTTTTTGCTTGCTAGCAACGACACCGCCTATTGGCTTACCATGAATAGCACCTGCGATTAATTTTGCATATAAATCATGGTTCTTTTTAATCCAATTCATATCAGATGTGTTAGTAATAAAGCCTAGTTCGGTTAAACGATAATTCATATTGATTTCTGCCGACACATTCGCATTTAATAAATTATCACGTTTAGTAATACCTCTAATCTGACCTAAGTTATTTTTAATTACTTCTTGAATAGATTGATCAATCGTATCTGCATTAAAAGCACTAGATATAATGACATGACCACCACTTGCACTAGCACCTGCTGCGTCCAAATGAAACTCTGCAATTAAGTCATACTTCTGCTTTTTAACCCAATACATACCATAATCTTTTTTGTTGCCTACACGAACACCGTAAGCAGTATCTTGATACATATCCTGTGATTGCTTGCTACCACCATATAAGGCAACTTCATGCCCTGCTTGTCTTAAATATTTAGCAATTTGTGGTGTGATATTTTTACGGATGAAATCACGTTCATTTGTTCCGTTACCAACTGCACCCGGGTCGCTATAACCATGACCGGCCACAATCATGATTTTTTTAGGTTTTGTTTTCTTGTTTGCTTGATTATTTTTAATAATTTGTTTTGCTTTAGTACCAACGCTAATTTTTTTAGGGAAATCTAATCGAATAAAATACATAGGGTCGTCATAAAAGTGCCAACGTCTTGTGACTTTCTCCGGCCCCCATCCCGGATTAGTAACGCCATCAGTCCATCCCTGTCCTAACCAGTTTTGCTCTAATACCTCAAACTGTGTAAGTGTGGCTCTTGTTACGATTGCAACATGCCCGGCACCACCTCCATATATACCGGGAAATACAGCAATATCTAATTTTTGAGGTAAGAAACTATCGTAGTTTTTAATTGATTTACCATATTTAGCTATTATGTTTGCGTTATCGAATGGGATATTTTTAGCATACAAACCATATAACCTTTCGCCTGTAACGGCCATAAAGAAAGCATTTGCGAAATCGTAGCACTGAAACCCATATCCTAAATCTGGATTATATTGTCGTCCTTCTGAATTATCTAACCACTTTTCTGCTTGTGCTTTTGTCATTAACATACTATCACCTACCCTAACTCATCTAAATTTGTAGGTTGTATATCTTCGTTTTTAACAGGCGCTTGACCTGTTGCATGACGATATTTTTTCTCTGCTTTATATTTTTTTAATTTTTGATTAGCCCATTTACCCTCTTTAGTTGTAGGATTATCTTTGTATGTTGTGTATAAAGCAATACCTGTTAAAATGATGGAACTGATTGTTTCTTCATCCACAGGGATGGGGGAAATACCTTTATTTGCTAAAAATTGATTGACTAAAGCTAAAATTAAAACTATATATCTTGCAATGACTTTTGCATCCATTTAATTCACTCCTTAATAAATTAAAAAGCCGACACATAAGTGCCGACTTACTTAAATACTATTTACATTTACCGAACCAAAAACATGGCCAGAAACTTGCGCCAAAAACAAACTTGAACATGGTCATCACCTCCCTCAAATACCAAAGAACATGCGTAGAACGGCAACGATAAGTGATGTGCCTATCGCACCGATTAAACCAAGCACCCACATCTTTAATTCTTTTATATTCTTTTGGTTTTCTTTTTTGTTTTGATTTTCAATCTCACGTTCACGATTAATAGCATCCAATGTAAAATTCATTTTTTGATTAACTAAATCTTGATTGTGTTGCCCATCTCTAATTTTTTCCAAAGACGCGAATATCTTTTCATCGTTATCCTCTAAGCGTTTAATTCTGCTTTCATAATCGTGTCTTTGGTTTTTATCCTCCATAGTGCCAGCTCCTTTTTGCATAAATAAAGCCATAACCTACACTGGTTATGGCCGTTAATCCTATTTGCCTTTATTTTCGAGTTGTTCTTCTAATTTTGCATTATCTTGTTTATATTGAGTTAATTCTTGTTTTAGTTGAATGTTTTGAGTTTCTAACTCAATATTTCTAGCAATTTCAAAATTCATTTTATTAAGTAGTGCTTGTTCTCGTGCAGTAAATTCGTTATTCATACTTTTAACCTCCTATGGTTTCCATAATTGTGCTAACCGAGTTCCCTGAGAGTTAATAACATTAATACCTTTATCTCCGTCAAACTGAATACCAGTCGCACCAAACATTAATGTTGGTGATCCACCAAACTCTTTAATCTCAAATTTATTTAAAGAATTTGCATTTATCTTGTCTGTATAAATATTATTAACGCCCGCACTCATTTCTCCAATTTCTACTACATGAAGTGATTGGAAAGGATTTTCTTTTTTTCCTAAATGATAATGGTGGCGCCATGTATTAATTCCATAAAAAACTTGTTCAGATTTATCTGGTGTATGCACACCATCAATTGTCCAAACAGGTAAATTCTCTGTATTTGTTAAACGGCCGTTTGAAAAACCTATTTTATCTCCTGTAATCATGGCTCGTCGGTCACTATTGACTGTTAACCCAGCAAATTCATTCCTTCTTGGGTTTAAAAAGCCGCCTTCACTTGTACCAAAATAGGCAAGTATACCTTCTTGATTACTTTTATTAGTGAAGGTTTCAAAACTTGCACCACCTGAAAAAGTACCGCCTTTTGTACTTTGTACGATTTGATTGTACATTGAATAAAATCTTATTAGTGAGTTGCCATAATAATATTGTGACCCTTCGTTTAGATCCCATTGCGACCAACCGTTTAAAGCCTCTAATGTGCCACCACGTATACGATTTGCAACCATTTCACCTGTCGTAATTGCACTGGCCGTAATACCTTCAGCCGTAATAGCTGTTTTACCTGTACGCCCCCCATCTGTGGATAGATACATACCACTACTATTCAAAGTGACAATGTTATTTGCATTATTTTTATCTATGGCATGTATACCGTTTGTATCAAAACTTAATTCAGATGATGTTTGTTGAATTTTGTTAACCATTGATTGTGTAACAATTCCTAATGCTGCAAAAGGTATTTGTTTTTTTCCTGCCATTACATCATTGATGTTTGAAACGGCAGTATTAAATTTTGCACTATACATTTCTGCCATGTTTTTAGTACCGAAGGTGATTTGTATATCTGTTAAATGATATTCTTGGTTGTAACTTCTATCAATTTTAATAACTCGAATTTCAATATCTAACCCAATACGCTCATCAACTAGAAATATACGGTCGCCTAATTTAGCATGAGTATATTTATATCCCTGATATGCTAAGTCGTTTAAATTAGCTGTAAACGACACTTTTAAACTGTCATCCACAACTTGTTTCAGTTTTTTTAACATAGTTTCAGGTTTTTTAATTCTTCCGTCTTGTATTGGTGGTGCTTGTCGTCTGTGGCCTAATATTTTTTCAATTGGCGATACATAAGGGTTGTTTTTCATCGTTCCCGGCTTTAATTTGGCAATTTCTGTAATATCTTTACTTTCATCATCATCTGAATAATCACCGTAGCCTTCAATGTAGGTATAAAGTTCTGATGAGTCAGTTTCTACGCCAATATCAGTAGCATTTACTTTATATTGATATTGAAAGTTTGTATCATTCCCAATTAATTTCTGAAAATACATCACGTTACCTTCAATTGTGATTTCGTACTCGTAACGCTCTATAAATTTCTTTAATATTTCCAGTCGTGTTTCACCACCACCTAAGCCCTCAAATCGTTCGGATGGAGAATTAGTAGAAACATGATAAGTAAAAGGAGAGTTATCAAAAACTAAATTTAATGCATTTGTTACAGTGTAACTACCATCTAACCTTTTATATATACGATTGGAATTAAGCCAATCAAGCATATATAAAATAGCTGTAACACTTATCGTGTATTTATTACCTTTACCAGTCATAGATGAAGTTAAAATACGATACTCTTTAGCTTCAAAACCAATAATCCACATTTTTAAATCATCATGCTTATCCATAAAATGCGCATTTACATCTGTATATTCAATTTCCACATCAATTCGTTCATCACCATTGATTTCTTGCTCGTGTTTTACTTCGCCTTCCATCATGTACTCATTACCGTTTAAATCTCTAATAAATAGCACTTACTCACCTCCAATATAAAAAGGCTAGCTTTTAATAAGCTAACCTTAATAATCTGTCATACACAATATTAGATATTGCATAACCACCATCTTTATTAGGATGTACACCATCGGTATACATTAAACCGTTCGCATTAGTTGTGGCGTAATCGCCTAAGTTTCTATATAAGCTAACATGCCCTAAATTTAAATCTTTAGCTACGTTCAATTGCGCATTACTGTAATCTTCAATTGTATGCAATTGTTTTCCATCATATTTATTACCACTAGGCGCGATTAAAAAGATACTTGCTAAAGGCTTAGCCTCTCTGATACGTGATACAATTTCTTTTAGATCACTTTCGTATGTTGCTACTGGCACGCTTTGAGCCATTTCATTAGTACCTAATAAAATACCAAACGTATTAGCACGGCATCGTTTTAATTGTTTTATATAATTATCACGGTCTGTTGAAGTCATATGACCACCACGCAAGCCACTGTTACCGATTTTGTGAACTACTACACCTTTGTTACCTTTATATGCATAACTACCAATGAATGACACTTTGCCACTCACAATTTCAATATTAATTGTGTGTTTACCCAAACTTAATGTAATTGGCGTTACTTCTTGTTTTGTAGCATCCACATTTACCCAGCTACCCCCGTCAATATTATATCGCCATGTACCAGTGTTTAAAGTGTGTATTTCATAAAAATCTAGATCCTCATAAAACTGAACTTTGATACTATCACCTGCAGTTGAACTCTCAACCATTGCACTGTCTAACCCTTTAGATTGAGCAATATTACCTAAGCCCTCATCATAATGTTGCCATGTGCCTGTAAGCGTAACGGCAACTTCACCATTACCAATATGGCTATTTGCATAACTTACAAAACCTATACCTCCGTCGGCATAGTTTTTTAAATAACGCTCACGTAATGGTCGTGTTAGACGTTCACCCTGTTTATTTACGCCCCCAGCAACCCAACTGTCTCCTAAAAATGCAATTTCTGCTCGACCTGTATAATCACTGCTCATAGCTTTACTGAAATCAGCTACATATGTTTTTAAGAATTGTCTACCGAAATGATCTTCTACATAGCCTGTTCCACTACTTGAACTTTCAATATATTCTTTAGGAATAAATATTTGATAAGGTACATATGCACTTGGTAACTTATCTCCGATTACTAACATTTCTTTATCTAAATTTAAATATGATACTGAAATTCTGATATATTTTGCGTTACTAGGCACATCTATTGTTTGCGTGTTCTGCGTTGTGGTTACAACCATTTGTCTGTTCTCATCATAAAATGCGTATAGGTTTAATGCGCTTGTTTTAGTGAGTTGTGTCGCACCTTTGATATTAATGTAATCACTCGCATAATAAGATGCATTTGTACTTAATGCACCTGTTGTAGGGTTCACGTACACACCTTTATTAGCCTTTAATTTGTCGAATAAATTTTGTGATGTTTTAGCAAAACTTAGTTTATCCATTGTTACTGACAAATTTGCTAGTTTACTATCTGTTACAGAATTATCTTGTAGGTTAGGTTTTAGATAATTAATAAATCTATAATATTCTTCATATGGTGTGCTAGTAGTACCTAATTCAATCTGATAACCTTTGTAGTTATATGTGTCCACACTTTCTTTTAGGCATCCAGTTCTTAAATAATAAGCGTTTGACGGTGTTGTAAATGTACGTGGTTGCTTTACATTTGTCGCTTTAGCTAAACCACTAACAAACTGTTTATTAATATCATAAAAAGCAATTGCTTCTCCGTAATTTTGTACATAATTTGTACTTGGCTTAATTGGTTCAAATGCACTTGCTACATAATATTGACTAGATATTAATTCACCTGTTGTATTGCTAATTGAATAATTTCGAGTTACTTCATTTACTCTGAATAAGTTTTTACCTGTTTTTACAAATGCTGTTTTTTCTATCGCTACGGCATCACTTGCTAATTTCGGTGTTACAATAGATCCATCCGCAGTTACTGCATTAACATTTGCATTACCTGAAATAGCTTTGATAACATCATCACTTAATTCACTAAGCCCAATTTTACCTAAATTGTAATTAATATCTTTAACTGATAAATCGCCTTTTTTTAACAAGCCATTTAAAGTGATTTGTAAATCTTGGAATTGTTGGGGTGTTAGTTTATTATCATTTGCTATATCAATCGTGACGTTGCTTACACGTCTAATATGATTATATAATTCTTCAAAATTATAGTTCATATTAAGCAAGTTATCTCGATTCCATAATGAGTTGATAACTCTTCTTCCCATTTTATCGCTCTCCCTTATTTGAAATGATACCTAAAATCAAAATCAATACTGTCGTAAGTTCCATTTATGATTTTAAAATCATTCTTTTTAGGTCCTAATTTTATAAATTGTCGATTGGTGTTTCTTAACATGTTGTTAGGACCAACATAAATTAATGGCCCGTTCAATACTAAGTCTTGACCTGTTACTTTTTCTTTATAAATAAATGTTTCTTGTGTGGTTAAATTTTGAATTTGAAAATTACCGTCTGTTTTCAAACCTTTAACCGTAATCTTTAAGTCCATGTTTCGGTAATCTATCCATACATTGCCACCGTTCCAAACTGAAAATGTACTATCCGAAAAGGAGTAGTGTGGATAGTCCAGACTTACGTTATCGGCTAGTCCGAATTTATTTTGTAAGGCCTCATATCCGTATTGTTCAATTTGTTGCGTTGTGTAGGTCGTCATAAAGAATGGGTGGCCGATAATTGTTGCTTTGATTTCTAAATTTGAAAATGGACTATGATTAATCCTTTCAGGCATAAAAGAATCGTCAAAAGCTATTTTTAACATTCGAGTAGGTAATTTATCATCAACAATAAAAAAGAAATCATAACTATCTAATAAATTATAAATTTCGGATCTTAATAGTTTAAAGTCATGTTCCTCATGAAAATGTCGAAGCCAAAAACTTAGTGTAACTTCTCTTTCTTTATAATCGAAACCATAATCAATTATTCCCGGTTTACCTTCTCTTGATGAGCTATATCTTTCTTTCGAAATACTCGATACTAAAAAATCCAGCGGCAATACACCGACTGGATAGTTTAGCTTATTCATATTTGGATTATATATTGTGAAAGGCAATTTAACGACCTCCCATTAATTTAGTTTTCATATTTAGAGCTTGATGCTTGTTATTGCTATCGTTTAAAGCTTTCCCATCTAAATCTACTCTTAATTCTTTCTTTTCTATACCTTTATTACTACGTGCTATTTCCATTAATAAATTAATTTGTTGTTGTTGTTGTTCAATCATTTGTAGTAATAACTCATCATTATTATTTGAATAAAGGTTACTTGTTGCTTTTAAGTTATTAGGTCGCTTATTACCTGTTGATTTCCCTTTATCGATATCATGTGCTGCAAGCGCTAATAGCTTCATAGCATCACTGCGTCTAGCAGGGTCTGTAGGAATTACCCATTCAGGATATCCACCTTCTGCGATATTATACCAACCTGCATTCTTGATTAAGCCACCTGTGGCGTAACCATGACCATGACCTATTACAGATAACATTCCTGATTTGCCATATCTAACTTTTGCCCAATGAATACCAGCTAACAAGTTATCAAGTGGGTTAAATACATTCCCATGTCCTGGGAATTTCATTGACTGGAATGTACGTTTTGCAACTTGTACTAAACCTTTGGCTTCGTTTCCTCCTGTGTTTGCATCTACGTAACCACCTTGTACTGCTCTAGGGTTACCAGAACTTTCACTGTCAATTTGTCTAGCCCATGCATTTACATAAGCGGATGATGTTGGTAAGCCATTCATACGCAATGCTTGTTTGATTTGTGGCGCCCATTTTATACCAGCTTTAGGCGCGCTACCTCCACCGCCACCATGGCCTGCTAACCATTTGGCTGGATCAACTGTGTTTGCATTGGTGATTGTATCGTGTCGACCTTTTTCAACTTGGAAGTGAAGGTGCGGACCTGTAGTCCAATGTCCAGAGTTACCTGTTTTAGCCATTGGTTCTCCAGCTTTAATTTTACCTTCTTTTAATATTTTAGATAAGTGCATGAAGAACAGCGTGAATTGACCTGTTAATAATCTAGCTACAAGTCCTCCACCGAAGTTATGAATACCTTTTACTACACCATCATTTGTAGCATTGATTGTTGTACCATATGGAGCGCCATAGTCGATACCAAAGTGAGCGCCACTATTAAATCCATAACCAGGTGCGCCACCACGAGGGTAATAACCAGTAGTTATAGGGAAGTGAGTGAATGATGAACCGTCGCCGCCGCCTGCATCACTTAACCAGCCACTAAATAACGATTTAACTCCCTCTTTTAATTTTTTATATGCACCTTGCATAAGCATATAAGGGAGTTCAGCGCCTTTTAAGAAATCGAAGTTAAAACCGACTTTCTCAAAGATTTTAGATACTAACTTACCTGGATGTGAAACATAATCAAACACATCGCCAATACCTTTAATCACTGTACTACTCACAGCTTTAGCTGTATCAGCTACGTTAGTTCCTATTTCAATTCCTTTAGCTACAGTTTTAGCAGCTTTCTTCTCAACAGTACCACCAATGTCTTTAGCTCTACCTACGCCCTTTTTGACTAGGTTTTTACCGCTATCGAACATATTAGCACCAAATTCTTTGATCTTAGTACCTATACTAAATTTAGGAACCATACTACTACTTAACATTGCATGAGTTTGCGCACCATTTAATATGCGAGTACCTTTTGTAAGTGGAATAGTCGTATCTGTAGATGGTGTGATAAAGGCTTTTCCACTAGGCGGGATGACTGTTTCATGTCTAAATCCACCAGGACCGTTACCTGGACCTTTATCGCCTACAGTTGCTAGTGTATTTCGATTTAATTTACCATTAGTTACATAATTTTGAGTATGTGTACTTTCTGTACCTGTAGAAAACTTGATTTTAGGAAGTTTATCCATATCTAATTTGCCAGCTACCCAGTTCACACCATCGATTAATTTATTCAAACCATTTTTAACCGAGTTAACCATACCACCGATATGGCTTTTAATCTTGCCAATGATAGATTTTAGACCATCACGCATATTAGTGAATGTACCACGTACTTTGGACCACAACGCTTTTGAAATATCGACGACTGAATTTTTCATCCCTCGCCATGTGGACTTGGTGCCACTAGATATTTTTGACATTGTGTTGTGTGTGCCTGATTTCATCTTAGACCACGTATTTTTGACGCCGTTCCATAAAGATTTAGCTAAATCAGTCACTTTATTTTTAATAGATCGCCAAGTGTTAACTAACCAATTCTTTAATTTGCTAAAGATATTCTTAGTACTAGACCACAGATTATTAAATGTATTTTTAACACTTGAGTATAAAGATTTAGCTAATTTTACAACGCTATTTTTCAGTGAACGCCAAGTATTTACTAACCAGTTTTTCAATTTAGAAAAAATATTTTTCGTGCTAGACCATAAACTAGAGAACGCTTTTTTTACTCCTGTATAAAGCAATTTAGCAAGCGCCACTACTCTATTTTTAATAAAGTTCCAACTTGAAATCATCCAAGCTTTTAAAGTAGTTATAGTTTTACGAACACTAGTACTCATTAATTTAATAGCATTTACAACACCAGTTTTTATGGCTCGCCAAATTCTTAAAGTAGTATTCTTAATAAAATTCCACAAGTTTACTAGGAAATTTTTTAAGCCATTAAACGTTGCTTTACTTGTAGCAATCCAAGCACGAATAATTGCAACGACTCCATTTTTCAACGCAGTCCAAATTCTAATAGCTGTTGCTTTTATCACATTCCACAAGGCTGCTAAAAAGGCTCTTAAAATTGCAAAGTTATTTTTAGCAATCAGAACAAAACCGCGTACTATCGCTATTACGCCATTTTTAAAACCATTCCAGATTGCAATCGATAGATTTTTTAAGCCCGTGAATATTGCAATCACTGCATTTTTCATTCCAGTAAATAATGCTTTAACCACAGTAACTGAAACTCTAACACTTAATGTGATTACATTTTTAATTACAGTCCAAATAGCACGGAACGCATTAATTAACAAAGCACCTAAGGTCTTAGCAATAATCACTAAATTACCTAAGGCAAATCTAAGAATACCGGCTATAACTTGTAATGCACCTGAAAAGACCTGTTTAATACCTTGCCACATTAATGAGAAGTCGCCTGTAAATAAACCTTTAAAGATGTTGATAATGCCACGAATAACATTAAGTCCACCTTGTACAACCATTCGAATTGATGTAAATACATTAATTACTATCTGTTTAAGCCCATTAAATACAATACTAAAGCTTGTTTTAATAGCACCTAAAATAGGCTTAATTATAGCGTTATACAACGTGCTTAAAACTATTGATACAGTTGCTTTCACGATTTGGAAAGCTGCAATAATGCTATCTCCGTTTTCTTTCCAGAAAGATTTGAAGTAAGCGCCAACTGCTATTGAGATACTTTTAATGAAGTTAACAAAATCATTATAAGCACCACGTATCATTAGCAACGTTGAAGTGAATTGTCGAGCTGCTTCATCAGGCAATATTTTTTTGAAAATATTTAACCCTTCACCAGTGTTTCCACTAAATACTGCTTTTATACCAGCGCCGAATTGTTTAATGATATTCCATAATCCGATAAACGCATTTTTAACCGGATTGATCACGGCATTAACGATATTTCTAAACTTCTCCGATTTTTTATAGGCAACCACAAATGCTACACCTATTGCTGCAATAGCTGCAACTGCGATACCAACTGGACCTGTTAATGCAGTCATTAGTCCACCTATTAAAGGTATCTTAGTAATCAACCCACCAATTTTAGGTAGAATACCTTTAATATTCGCACCAAATTTAGTAAAAAAGGCTTGTCCACCTTCTGTAGCTGTTAATACTGTAACAGCTTCTGAGATACCAACAATACTATGTGCTAGTATTCCAGTTAGTACCAGTAAAGGTCCTATTGCAGCACCTAAACCAACAAATATCGTAGTTAAAACAATCAATGGTGTTGGCATATTGTTGAACTTCTCTACTAAGAAGGTTACCGCTTTAGCTAATCCTCTTAATACTGGTGCAAATGCAGTTCCAATTGTAATACCTAGTGATTCAAAAGCACCACCTAATTGTTCAAGCGACCCTTTTAAATTATCTTTCATCTTATCGGCCGCTTCTTTTGATGCACCATTTGAGTTTTTCAATGAGTCGCTATACTTTTTAAGTTTAGCTGGACCTGCATCAATCAATGCTAAGAAACCACTTGCTGCTTCTGTACCAACAATTTGTGCTACATATGCAAGTTTTTGATCTTTAGTCATTCCTTGCAAGGCATCTTTAAACTGACCTATCAAATTAGGCATACCAACAAATTCACCTTTAGAATTTGATAAAGAAATGCCTAATTTATCAATAGCTTTTTGTGATTGAGCAGAAGGTTTTGCTAATTTTATAAAGGATGCACGTAAAGCAGTACCAGCTTGTGAGCCTTCAAGCCCACTATTACTCATAACTTCGATTGCTGCAGAAGTATCTTCTAAAGTAACACCTAAAGAATGTGCAGGTGTACCCGCATATTTAAGTGCATCTCCCATATACTGAACGTCTGCTGCACTGTCATTAGCTGCAGTTGCTAATAAGTCGGCTACATGACCTGAATCAGAAGCTTTTAAGTTAAATGAGTTTAAAGATGATGCCATAATTGTTGCAGTTGTCGCTAAATCTGAACCACTTGCTTCTGCTGCACTGATAACACCAGGCATAGCTTTCATGATTTGGTTAGTATTCATACCTAATGCTGCTAATTCTTCCATACCTTTCGCTACTTCTGAAGCAGAAAGTGATGTTTTAGCACCTAAATCAACTGCTTGGTCACTCATAGCTTTTAATTGCGATTTAGAAGAACCCGCAATAGCACCAACTCGTGACATTTGGCCTTCAAAGTCTGCTCCAGTTTTAATTGCAGCACCAAATCCGGCTACAACTGGCAATGTGAAGTACATTGACATGTTTGAACCAACGTTACGCATTGATGATCCTACGTTATTAATCGAATCTTTATACTTGTTTACTGTTTGAATACCTTTACCAAATCCTGAACCACTCAAATATTGAGCCTGTTTTTGCTCTTGTGCCAATCGTTTATAGCTTTGAGTTGTTTCATCAATTTCGGTTTCAAGTTCATTCATCTTGATTTTTTGTTGTGTAATAGCACTAGCCAATTCTCGTGCTTCTTGACTGTTTTCACCTTGCGCATTAGCAACATGCTTATATTGAGCACTTAATTCACGCAACACTGTTCGTTGTTTAGTTAAGTTTCTACTTAAGGTATCTAAATGAGCTTTATAAGCTTTAACGCTTTCGCCTGCACGTGATAAATTACTTCTCGATAATGCTAAGGTATCATTAAATTGCGTCATCTTTGCTCTGATTTGAGCCATAGAAGAGATGCCTTGTTTTTGTTCCATTTCTAAACGATTATGTGCTTGTGTTGTTTGTGTAAGTTGACCGTTTAACTCTTTTAACTTCACACGTTCTTCAGTTAATTTAGCATTTAGTTGTTGTGCTTCTTGACTAGTAGCACCGTATTGCTTTTTAGCATAGTCATATTGTCTGGATAAATTTTGAACAATGAGTTGTTGTTGCTTCATGCCATTATTTAATTCGGCTATGCGTGCTTTATAAGCCTGCGCAGTTTGGCCGCTAAGCTTAAATTTATTAGCACTGATAGTTAACGATTGAGATAATTGAGTCATCTTTGCTCTTATTTCACTCATTGATGAAGTTAGCGTTTTTTGTTCAAACGAAAATCGTTTAGCTTCTGCAGTAGTCTTTTTATACTGATTATCTAATTGATTTAAAGAGTTTTTCTCTTGCAAGATCTTCTCTTTCAATTCAAGGGCTTCTTTACTCATAACGCCTTGTTCCCGTACCACTTTTTGATAGCGACTTTCTAAAACTCTAATTGTGTTTTGATGCTTTTGAATAACTGTGTTTAACTGAGTTAAATAGTTTTTATAACTTGTAGTAGATTTCTCTGCACTTTGAAAGGCCATGTTTGCGATATTCAATTGACGTTTCATTGTACCTAACACAGTATTTATTTTTTCCATTGAAAACAAAGTTTGTTTAGAAGTTGTACCAAATTGTTTCATTTCGGATTGCGTAGAGTTTAATTGACGTTGATACATTTGTAATGCTCTATGCTGCTTACTGTACTCTTGACGTAACTTCTCTGCTTCCACACTTGTACGTTGCTCTTCTAGAGTCATTTTTTTCAATTGACTTGAGATATCTTTCATTGAATTTTCAGTCACGTCAATTGCTTTATTTAACTCTTTGGTTCTTGTTTGGAAAGACTGCATAGACTTTTCAGAGTTTTTAAAGTTAGCATTAGAACGACGCATTTCAGTATCTAATGTTTTAAACTGACTACGTATCTGTTTCATAGTCCTATCAATACCAACATCACGCATATTCATTAATATGGACATGCCTTTAAATCTTGATTCCGCCACTCATTGTCACTCCTTTCTTATTTTAGGTATAAAAAAATAAGCCTTAGTGTTGATAACTAAGGCTATAAGGCAGTAAATAACGCATCTGCTCTATCATCAGTATCAACAGTATTTAGATGACGTTCATCTAAAATTTGAAGTATATAATAAAATGGCATCTTGAGTACTTGGTCGGCCGGTGTGCCGTTCTCAATCATCTGTTTTACAACTTTGTCCAAGTTCTTTTTCATGCCATGATACGTTAAATCTTCGTCTTTTATTTTATTTAACTGATGCTCTGAATAAACTTTTTTGTCTCTTCATCTTGTTGGCCGTTTGCTATAAACTCAACTTGTTTTTGTAAAGTTGGGATAGCATCAGGTGCATGCAAACGTGTTCTAATATCTTTAGCTGCAAATTGTCCACCATAAATTTTTACAACTACATCAATTAATTTATCTAATTGATCTTTGAATGATAATTCGATTTCTCCATTTTCAGCTTGTTCTAATTCTGACATTACGTCAGTTGCTTCATATAATACATCTAATGGAATGAAATGAGGTGTTAAATAAGTTTCTAATTTAATTTCTTCTGCTTCAGGATTTTCTACTAATCTAATATAATTACGTTTTAATTTGTTTGACATGTCTAAAAAACTCCTTTTTATTTCGAAATAAAAGGACGGCTCTTACACCGTCCTAAGCTTTACTATTCTTCTTCAATGCGTTCAAAAAACGGTAATTCATACCCTTTGTTTTTCAAACGCTTTTCAAAGTCGTTGATATCTTTAACTTTCTCTTCCACAACTTCGTTTTTACGATACTCTTTATCGTTTTTTAAATTAATCGCATCTTTTAAGACTCTAAATTTAGCCATAAGTCAAAACTCCTTTTTAAGCTGATGCAGTACCAGCACTTGTTTCAACTTTTTCGTCGTAAGCACCTTTTAATAATTTTTCAAAGAATGAATCTACTTTGGCACCTTCACGTGCGCTATCGAATAAGATTTTACGTACGTCATCATTGATACGGTGCATTGCAGTACCTTCTGATTCTTCTGAACTGAATTCCCAATCATCTTCTGCAGTTTTACCTTCTAAATTTGGATCTGCGAACAACACTTTAGTTAAACCAACCATTTGGAAAGTGCCATCACGACGTTCACGTTTAAACCAAACTGCTACATATTTATTTTGTTTACCTTTTAATTCTTGGAAAACTCCGTTTTCATCATAAACTTCATTGAAGATTAACTCACGAATAGATTGTGGGAATGCGTGCATTGTCATTGAAATTTTACCTTCACCATCAGTTGTACCAGATTCAATAATAGTACCATCTGCATAAGCGTTTACTGTTTCCCCACCTGTTTCAACTGAAATCTCTTGTAACCCACGAGTTTGAGTTACGTTTGTGTATTTAACATTATCTTGCTCATCTGTATCTAATAGAGCGAAACCTAAGTCTTTAACATTAATAAAAGCTTTTGGTGTTTTTGCATATTTAACCATTTAATTTTCCTCCTCATAAAAAATCGCTTCATACCGTCTTGTAGAACGATATAAAGCGAACTGTTTATCATATTCATTACCTAAATTACTTGTTTGCCCTGCTTTCAATTCTTTCCAGAGCAAGTCACTGATACGTTGGGATATTTCATTTCTACGAAGCCTTGCATTGTAGCTATCATTTGCCTTAACAAACACATCAATTTGAACAATGTAGTTATAAGCTACTCGGTCACCGTCATAGTGCAATTCCGGGATAGGATCATCAAAATCATCAATCACTACATAAGGTTGCGTTATATCCTTAACATCAGGATAATCATTGAATTTGATGTTATTAACATTGAGTAACTTCGTTAGTTTTTCGTCATTTTTTAAGACGCTATAAATTGTATTTAAAATATCAATCATAATAACTTTTCAACTTCTTCCTGTACTTTTTTATAAAACGCAACTTCTGCAGAACGTAGTGCTTTTTCAATCGCCCCAAAGCCTTTAGGTCTAACAAACTTACCGTTTTTAGCATAAAAACCTTTTTCGTTTAAATGAACGACTGAATATCTATGATGTGGACCTTCCCAATAAATACGGACCGAGCGCACGCCTTTATCCCAATAAGGTTTTGAAATTTTAGCTTCTGCATATTCGGCACCTGTGTCTCTGAAATATCGGATATTCGCTTTAATCGCATCTAAAACTATTTGACCCGCTTCTAAAAGCGCATCATCAATAATTTGAGTAATGCGTTTACGATTAAAACGTCTATCAAGTTCTTTTTGTAATTCGTCTAATCCTTCTGCACGAATGCCTGAAAAGTTTTTACTCGCCATTAGCTACCACCCCTGCAGTTAGCATTAAAAATTGTTCGTTCTCTACATCAGGTTGTACTAATTTAATATTCAAATCTTGATGAATATATGGCGACTCTATTTCAACGTAATGCTTTTCATTCGGAACGTACTGACCATGGGTTTCTCTTATAAAGATTTTAACGTCATGCTCAGTTCCGTTTGATATAGCTTGTTGAAGTTCAGTCATCTTCCATTGGGGCACATAAGCCCAGCAACTGTAGAGTTTAACTTTACGTTTGACACCGGCTTCAGGACCTTCATTCTCTTGATATGAATAAAAATGAACACGAGTATTTAATTTTTTAGTAGTAATAAAAGGCTTTTTAAAATTACTCTTCATTGCTATCACGCTCAATTCTATTTATAAAACCAAAATTAAGAAGATCATCTTGATAATTGTCGTTAAAAAACTCAAGTAGGTCTTCATAATCATAACGAGCTCGTGCAAAAACTAAGCTTTTACCATTTAAATTACTACTTAAATCAAACTCCCCAAAACGTGATGTCAAATTGTTATAGGACATAGCTAATACACGTTTTAAGTGTTCATCTTCTGTATCATGAGAAATCTTTGTATATTCTTTAAATTCTTCTAGAATCTCATTTGATATAGTGATGTTTTCCATTTACACCACCCCGTTTCTATGCTTGAGGTTTACCGTCTGTAGTGCCACCAGCTGGTGTTGAAGTACGAACTGCAGTAGATAATTTCAAGTCATAAACACGAGATGCGTTATTATCTGCAGGTTGTGCATAAGCAAACGTTTTAGCAGTGTATAAGATACAATCTTCTAGAGCTAACGTTTGGTCGAATTTCTTAACTGTTAAACCGCCACCACGTACTGCGTCATAACGATCTGATACAAACGCTACTAATTTATTAGCAGGTACAAATTCAGAAGTTACGATTGATACGTTGTAAGGTAATACAGTTACAAAACCACCATTAGCAGTTAAGTATGTGTATCGAGCTTGGATATCCCAAGAATCTTGTGGATTAACAACTAATACAACTTTTCCATCAATTTTTACCGGTTTACCATCTTCTTTAACAGACAAGCCTTTTAATACGTCTTTTAACTCATTAACTGTTGTATCTGCATCTGCAAATGTTAATGTGCCTGATGATGTTTTATCCACAACGCCACCGTTACTTTGAAGATCTTTCATTAAACCAACTGGTTGGTTTTTAGCAGCACCTTCACCAGTTAAGAATCCTGCTTCTAATGCTACTGAAATAGCTTCTTCAATTTGAGTACGAACAAAGCGCTCAACCCAATTTGGTCCAAACATTGTTAAATCGTCAGGTACAACTACAAAACAAGTTAATTTAGATTGTTTGAATTCTTCTTCGTTGAAAGCAGCATCTAATTGGCCTTTAATTTCGCCAAAGATTTTACCCCAAACTGCTTGACCTGTTGCGTCAGCTTTAATGATACGAGTAACTAAGCCTGCATTTTGGATGTTGATTTTAGAAAGTAATGGATGTTCGGTTGATAAGTCATCAAATACACGTTCAATAACTGTTTCAGGTAATAACTTTTCTTCTTTGTAGCCAACTTCAGTATTGATTTCGTTGAAGAATTTACGTTCTTCAGAAGTTAAAGGCGATTGTGAACGTTTTGCTAAAATACCATTATCAACCACACGGTTGTTTACTTCAGCAGAGATTTCATCTCTTAAATCATTTGATAATGCATCGAACATCTCACCAAATGCTTTTGATTGTTCTTCATCAGAAGCACCGTTTTGTACTAATTCTGCAAAATGTGCTTTATGATCTTGATAGCTTTTTAATTTGTCTTTGACCTTAATAGTCATATATAAATTCCTCCTTAAATTAATGCATAAAAAATAGCCGTTAGTTTCTATTACTAATAGCTAGTTAAAATGCGAACCTTTTAAATTTGTTGTTTTGTGGTGGTGTAGGTTCTTTCTTTTCTTCTTCACCTTCACCATCTTCGCCTTTTTCTAATTTATCAAGACGAGATTTGATGTTTTTAATATCGTTTTCGACATCTGCTACACGTTGTTCTAAAGAATCTCCACTTGATGGTTCTTTAGGCTCTTCTTCTGCTTCATCAATCATAGCAGTGATAGTTTGTAATTGTTGCTTAAGCATCGCAACATATTTAGTGTCTTTCACGTTATTAACCCCCTCCTTATTTTTATCAATCGATTTACGAGATGATTTTTCATCCGCAAAACCTTTTTTAATCGCTTCATCTGCAGTAAACCAGGTCTCATTCGTAATCAGATTAATAATCTCATCACGGTCTAAACCTGTACGTTCTTGATAGATATCAACAATTGATGTATCAATCGCATTTAAAGCATTTAAGGTTTTTTGGATGTCTGATTTGTTACCAAAAGCCATTGTAGAAGCTTCATGCACCATCATATTCGCACCTGTACGAATAATAATCTTATCTGCTGCCATTGCTACTAAAGATGCAGCACTTGCAGCTAATGCAGTAACTTCAATAGTGATATGATTTGAAAGTGACTTGAGATAGTTATAAATTTCAATACCTTCAAACACATCACCACCGCCAGAATTTAAGCGAATGACGATATCTTTATCTACATTATCAAGTGAATTTTTAACAGCCTTTGAAGAAATACCATCTTCAAAAAACGGAAAGTTAGCAATAGTACCTGATAATGTTAGGATATGCTTATCATTCTCAGTTTCGTTTCTAAAAACTGGCGTGACATTCCTTACGATTGGGCTACTCATTTTCAACATCACCTCCTTCATCTGAAACGGCTTCGTAGTTTTTAGTTAATACATACTCATCAAGATGTGGGTCATCTCCTGGCTCATCTCCGAGCATTACACGGATTTGATTGCCTGTGTATGTACCTGATGAGCGTAATTTATCGACCGCTTCAGATAATTCGAGTGGGTTTTTCTTATCTATGCCAACAATTTCAACACGCATGTTATTTTCAAGATATTCACTTTCTTCAAATAACTTCGCATTTAATTCAGTTTCAATCTTTTTCATCAAAGGTTTAAAACAAAACTTGTTGGTCGCTTCTATCGCTTTATCTAGATCTGCATTCTCTCCTAAAATCAGTGACGGTGTAACACCAACCACTCTTGATACATAAATTAGGATATCTTGAACTAGCGCTCTCAAATCTCCGAAATCTGACTTGCCTGTTGAACCACTTTTAGATGAGTGCTCTTCATAACTCAAACCTTTTGTTAACGGTATAACTGCAACTTGATTCTTCTCAAATGTGTTGAAGATCATATCAATATAATCTTGAATGAGCTTATTATCTAAAGTTGTCGATTCAACATTAACAACCCCACGAATTTGATTTTGTTTTAGCTGCATGTTTAACATGCGACCAAATACTTCGCCGTAATCTTCAAAAAGACCCATCATAAAGTCATCTAACTTTTTATTTGAGTTCTCCAAATAAATAACTTCATCCATTGAAAAATACCGACTATAAACGTAGTCATTAACCGTAACTGAATTAAATTTTTGCGGTAACAAACCTAAATCAGTTTCTCTCTCAAAGTTATCAGCAACATAAAAATAATCATCATCTGATTTGATGATGAGCGCTTCATTGTCTATCAATAATTTATAAATAAACTTTTGCCAAAATTGAGTAGCATTTTGATTCGGATTAGGCTTAACGTTTAAAAGATAATACATTGAATCTTTTACAGCTTTATCATTCTCTTTAATTCTGAATTCAGATTGAGATAAAGTTCTTGCAACAAATTCAACAACCGTATTAAGTGCCATTTGCTTAATATAGGATTTTGTACTTACATCTTGTAACAACTCTAAATCATACATCCAAGATAACTCTTTGTTTCTTTGAAATATCTTATCGAACAATCCCATTTACTTAACCTCCCTTCAGTTAAAATCTCAAGCCACGTAACAGATTGATTTCTTCTTCTAAATTTGAATCTTTTAAATCATCTGCACGATACAAAGCATGTACTAAGGCTTGGAAACCGTCAGTTTTACGCCTAATCGGTTCTTTTTTCTCGTATTCTTTGTTGCCATCCTTACGTATTTTGACGGCTACATTTTGCGTATACCATCTCATCAATGGGTTATCCCCAAAGATAATATGATGTTGTGCAAACATGTCTTCAACTCTAGGCGCTAGTAATGATTGAATTGCTCGAGTGTTTTTAATCACTTCATATTCAATACCTACATCTTCAAATAAAGGTCTTAATAAATCCATTCTAAAGTTATCGGCCACAACCTTTTGCAAACCGTAACTCTTTTGTGCTTCACTGAACCAATCAATAATATGTTTAGGATTGATAGTCGGCTCATCTACAATTGTAAGTAGGCCTTTCTTTTCCCATTCATGAATAGGTGGTTTTAATTTGTACTTATCTAAAAATTCTTTTCTAGCAAACGAATGAGTTTTCCAAATATAATCATCACCCGATCTAAATAACAAGCCAACTGCTGCAAAGTCTTTTAAACTTGCATAGTCAAGACCACCAATACATTCATTGTTTTCAAGTGGTGGTATTGGTCGATTAGTTGCCATGATGTCATCCCAAGGCGCTACCACACTTTGAGAATCTGTTTCAGGCATATTCATCCGTTTAGTCATAAATTCAGGTCGGTTTGATGGGTTGAATTGAAGTCCTAAATATTGTTGATGCACTTCTTTAAATAACTGACTTCCATATTCACTTTGTGGTTGTTCAAACATTGGATTAGCTTTTTCCCACATTTCAGGCTTATCAACTTCTTCTTTATCATCAATTTTGCAAATGAACGGGAATAATCTATCTTCAGGGCTTATACCTTTCAACACATTATCTGCACGTTCTTTCAACCTATCTAAAAAGCCTTCTCTGACATAGCCATCAGTTCCAATATAAAATGTTCTAGGATGTGCAACTTTACCTAAACCGCTTCGTTTGATGTTGATGATTGAGTCTTTCTCGTAGGCATGCACTTCATCAAAAAAGATACAACCTTCACGAGCACCATCTTTTGTTTTCTCATTAGATGTATCAAACAAGAATTGTGATTTTGTCTGAATACCTTCAACTGCAACTTTACTTAAGTAAAACGGGTTGTTAGGTCGTTCACCAGTAACATATAAATTGTTGCTTTCCACCATATCGTATATTTCTCTAAAGCTAACTAGTGCTTGCTTTTCACTGTTGGCAACAACAGACATGTTATATTTAGGTATACCATGTAAAGGTGTCATAAAGAATGCTGCTAAAGTACTAATGTAGCCATTCTTACCACCACCACGAGCCATTGATATAAAGAATTCTGAGAAATAAGGCGTTTTGCTTTCTTCTTCATATAAAAAAACGAAGCATGAAATAAATTTTTGAAAATCTTGCAATGGGAAAAACCATTTTTCACTAAACTTGATGTAATCTTCTATGCGTTGATCATCAAAATATAAATCATCTCGTTGCAAAATGTTATCTTCTAAAAAAGATATAAGCTTAATGCGTTCTTTATTAAAAAGTATTTGACCTGATTTAGCTTTTTTAATGTAGTCTGTAACATAACTTGGTATCTTCATGTTAAATCAGGTCCTTTCGCTTGTTCTAATTTGCGACGCTCTTCAGCTTTTTTATCTAAATGGAATGATTTTTCTAAAGCTAACAACGAACCGCTCACTTTATTCTTTTCTGCAATAGCTGGATTAGCTTTCACAAATTCTTGACTTGCGTTTTTAACAATTGTTATCGGTCCTGACTGCTCAATGTATACATCCAAAGCATAGAATAGTCTTAACAAGTTGATATATCGCTCAACTTTTTCAACTTCAACATTATTTTCTTTATCGATTTGACTCGTTAAATAATCTTCTGTCTCATTAATTTTCTTGATTTGATTTTTAGTTAGCTTATCTTTTAAGTACTTATCATTTTTCAAAGTCCTTCCCCCCTTCCTGTAAAATTTATTTTTAATGATTTCCTGTTTGTCAAGTCCCCTAATGTATGTTTTTGGAAAGTAAATCTGCAGAGTTGAGCCAAGCGCCGGTTTCCGCGAAGCCTTTCATCAAGCGATTTATTCAGACGGGGGGATTTACCATTGTTCGTCATTGAATTTGTTTTTACGATTGTTTGGATTATGTTCAAATCTTCCATGACGTTTATTGTGATGGAATTTACATAGTGTTCTTAGATTAGAAAGTTCATACGCTAAATCTGGTCTATTTTCCAACTCTAAAATATGGTCAACTTCTAGTGATTGTTTCTGATTAATCGTCAATCTACCTTCTGCATTACACATCACACATTCAAAATGATCGCGTGCTAATACTTTTAGTCTTGTCTTACGCCACTTAGCATTAGAGTAGAAACCTTTATTCTTTGTACGTTGTTCAATATAGTCTGCATATGCTTTACTCATCTCTATTACTCCAAACAAAAAGACACACCACCTATGTGATGTGCCTGTATATTCATATCGTGTTAACTCAATTATAAAACTTATATAAGTATATTAAAAATTAGTGTTGATGTTGCTTATCTTGTTGAAGTTGTTGATTGTGTTGATGTTGTTGTTTGTGTTGTTCTTGTTGATTGATATAACTGTTCACAATCTCATCTATTCTTTTGTTTAAGTTATCCCTGCCAATCTTCATAATCTTTTTAACTTGAGTAAAGTTCTTCCCTTTCTTAAACTCATACAAGATGTTAAGGTTCATATCATCATTTATCTTATGTTCATACTTATCTATAAACTCTACAACTTCTATATGTTTGTACAACACTCTGTACAATGTATCGTTACGTGTAACGATATTCAGTACCTTATTTGAAGTATGTCCTTTACCTTTAGGCATAGTAGCTTCTATACCATAATGAGCAGTACCATTGCTTTCTTTGGTATATCCTTCATCCACAAGTCTGTTTCTTCTCCAGTGATATTCAAATATCATATCCCTGATTTGTTCGTGTGTGTACAAGTGATTACCTCCATTAGTTATTATATTCAGTTACGTCTATATCATCATTAACTAATTCATTCACAGATATTCCTAATCTCTTAGCAGTTAGTAATGCAGTATTCACATTCAGACATTTTCTACTATTCTCCATATCTGACAAATATGATTGACTTATATCCATCTTATCTGCCATCTCTTGCTGAGTGAGTTTCATTCTTTTTCTAATAACTTTTAAGTTCTCACCGAATGTCATTACATTGCCTCCTTAGATTTTAGAAAAATCATATAAAGCTGATTCGATTTCATGAATTAAAATCGTTTCTTTTATCGTCAATCTAATGTTTAGAATTTTCTTTTTATAGATGGTGTTTATGAGACATAATGCAGTTTCATCAATATTACTCATTACATTACCTCCATTACTTAAAATGTTTCTTTGCTCTTTGTATTTCAAACTCCACATCTTCTATATCGCAATCTCTTACGTACTTAGTAAACAGATATACATTTGTATATCTCTGTGCATCTAACTCTTGACGTAACATTGTATTGTTAGCTATTGCAATGAGTAAAAGTATGCCGAGTATAATAGTTAATGCTATCCACATTAGTTGTCATTCCTTTCCTCGTTAAATCCTATAGCTAAATTTTCAAATGCCAACACTAAGATAGTACGCCACTGTTCAGAGGTTAAATTGGTATGTCTATTATTAATTCGATTTAAATAATTTATTAAGTCATTAGGATTATCATACGTCACGCCATCAATGGCAATGCCTAAACCAGATATGCAATTAGAATTTATTCCCATTATCTTCTCACCCCATTTAAATATATTTATCTTTAAGTTTTAACAACTCATTATAATTAGCTTTAAGTTTTGTTTCTGATACTTCGGCGTCAGTTGAGAATTCGTCTATGATTATTTCAGAACTGCGATAGTATTCTTCTAGTAAATAATCAACCAAACTTTCTTTACTGTTTATACGTTTAATATCTTCATTTATATCTGGATTTTTGATTTCTTTTTCCCTTGCTGCTTGTACTTCTTGTTCAGCTTTCTCCATTTCTATTTCTAAACTTTTATAAAACTCGTCATGAGGTTTAAAGTAAATTTTCCATTCGTCATTATTGTTCGAGTACTTTTCTTCAAATAACTTTCTGTTTTCAGGTTCATCTAAAACTGCAACCCATTTTTCTTTTTGTTTAGCAAACATTATTGGTTGTTTTATTCTTTCGAACACTACTCACTCACCTCTGCTTTAATTCTGTTTAAATCGAATTGATCAGTTTCTAATGCGTAGTCATTCGGTGCAGTATCAATATCATCTTCGCTTTCTAACTTAATGATGAGTGGTTTAATAAGTAAGTATAGTAACTCTGCAAATATAAGATTAATTAATATATGTTTAAACATCATACTTACCTCCTAATCTATGATAGTTATGCCCACAATGATTACATCTCATATATTCGATTGGACTGCTATAATCTTTGGCCATTAGATTTCCACCTAACATTTTGCAATTAGGACATTCACTTAATCCTGTGATTTTCTTATATTTCTCTTTAGCTTCTTCTTTATCCTCTGCTTCTACCAACGTCATACGTTCATTTTCTCTAGGTTGTTCTACATTCACATGCACATAACCTGTGCTATCTGTGAATTCTCTGATTAGGAATTGTTTCACTTCTTCAACACCTCTTTTACTATTCAACTTTCTGCCAATCGCTGTATATTTGTTCAAACTCCTTTTTAGTAATGCTACTTAAATAAGCGTATTTCTTAGCTGCATTTAAACTTGGGATAATTAAAAAGTCATATTTATCACATAAGGATGTTTGATTAGGTGCGCATGGATATTCGATTAATTCCTTACCACTCACTGATGTATATTTAAAAATATGAAGTCCTCTTTTTCTTAAATAACTTTCAATCTCATAATAATGCTTGTCTGTACCGTCCCACTGAATAAATTCTTTCTGTTCTACAATTGTTCTTGCTAATTTAATTTGACCTTCTATTTTCATCTACTCCTCGTTACTCTTTGCGTAGTATTCTTTTAATCTCTGCTACTATATCCTTACTCTCCTGTGCTTCCATACGCTCCTCTTTCCGACACTTCATCAAACTCTTGCACCTCCGTTGGCTCTGGTAACATTACTGGTGTAACAACTAATTGTGCTAAACGTGTACCTGCTTTAACTACGATTGCCTCATCACCGATATTGTCTGTGATAATTCCAATTTCTTTGTTATAAGTGTGATCGATTGTACCTAACGCTACACGTAACTTAGTTTTAAGTGAATTACCTGAACGTGGTCTCACTTGCGCCTCATATCCATATGCTAAATCAATTGCAATGTGTGTTGGTACTACGACTGTACTATGTGCTGGAATTGTTGTATCTTCTGCGACATATAAATCTAATCCACTATCTGTTGGATTTGCTCTCGTTGGCAAGATTGCATTTTCTGATAATAATTTAATTGGTAAAATTCCCATTTATTGTTCCTCCTGTTTGTTAAGTAATATGATTTCAGCCTCAGTCCATAACTTAACGTACGTATCATCTTGTTCATGTACATAACCGTTATCTTCCAAATGTTTGATGACTTTGTTTTTGTCAGTAAAATAGAATTCTTCTACCCAAGAACTATCCCCATCAATGTAATTTCGATGTGTATATAAAATAATATAAACATCACTCATCACTACCACGCTCCAAATCGTTCATTTTAGTTTTTATAACTTTAAATGCAGTTAATAAGTTTTCAAAGCGTTCAAATTGTTGTGGACTTTGTGCATAATCTTTTCTATCAATAAAGGTCTCATTTTTGTCTAATACGTATTCCTTTAACTTATCCCACGCCTCTGCCTTCCTTTTCACTTCTGCCATATCATTGATTATTTTGTCGCGTTCTTTTGATACATCATACAAATTACCTTCTATTTCATAACTTAATTTAACTTCTTTATTCAATTTTTCTTCCAAATCTATATTACGTTTTCGCAATCTTTCGAGGTCATCAAGCAATGCGTTATAACTTTTTTGTGATAATGTTACTGTCATTCCACCATAGCACCGTCCTTCCAAACTAAAGTCATTGTGCCGTCGTCGTTTAAGATATAATAGTTATAATCACTTCTATCTAAAAACTGTCCGATACTACAATTGAAATTTATATTAACTTCATTTAAATTGTTTCTATTGATAGATACTAATTTAGGTATCTCCGTTTTTTTCGTAATCTCTTCTTCAACTTCTACTGTGAAAGTTTCATTTATAGCAATTTCATACTCTATCGACAAATTTTGAATTTTATCGAAATACACAGAACCACCATCAAGATTGCTATAAAAAGCCTTATCACTAACTTCATTCTCCCACGCCCACTCAATTAATTCTGGTAATGTCATCTCTACCTTATGTTTAATCTTTGCCATTCCTTACACACTCCCTGTTCCTTTTAATATCGTTCTCATTTACCAACATCGTCACTCTACTTCCTGCTACCTTAACCACAAAGCCGTTGCCACCTAGCTTGCGTAATTCCTGTTGTATCTGTGTAGGTGTCTTGCCTTGTGTAGCATAGCGATAGCGTTGGTTGATTGTGTTGAATAATATCATTCCAATTTACCTACAAGCGCATCTACGACATTTACAGTTACTGCATTACCTGCTTGTTTATATAATTGTGATTTACTCACTCCGCTATTTTTAGCTTTATAAAACTGTTCATCTGTAAAGCCCTGAAGTCGCCAACATTCTAACGGTGTAAGTTTTCTAACCCTTAATTGATCAACAACAAGTAAAATAGCTGTTTTAAACCCTTCTGGTCTAGTCGTTAATGTAGGACTTAAACCGCTTTTATCAATTGTTTTATTAAAAGCATTAATTGTGTAACCATCACGTATTTCTTCCATGTTTTCTTTTATAGTTTCAACAGCTTGTTTGCCCATGCGTCCATATTTTTCTTTAGAGATATAACCTGACTCTGACAAAAAGTAACTTTCGTCTACGTCTGTTTCTAAGATGTCAACTAGTCGTGTTGTAACATTACACGTAGTATTTATTGGCAACAAATTGGTTAATGTAATGTTCAACGAGACCCATTTTTTCAACTCCTGCAGTTTTTTCGACATATTGATTGCTCCCTTCTGCGAATAACCATGCGTGAATACTTTTAGGTAAAGCCACAAGATTATCTATATCATTGTTAAGTTTGTTATGATCTATGTGATGTATATCCCAACCATCTAATATTGGTCTCACTTCTTTTTCATATTTATATCTGTGTAGTAATTCTCTTTTTCCAGTAGTACAACCATAATATCCATTATTTCTAAGAGTGAATTTTTTACCATCATAGACAACGAATTTATTAAAATTCTTACTTCTTAACTTAAATCCTCTTCTTTTAAAGCCTGTATAAACAGCTTGTCTAGTAAGTCCAAATTGTTTTGCCACTTCTTGTAATGAATATCCCTTTAAATAAAATCTGTACATTTCTTCATATAATTGATTTTTCATACAATCACCTCAAATATATTCGAATATGTTTTGTTGTCCATAATTGATATTGCTTCCGTCTTTCTTTCTTCCAACGATATATATCCTTTCTCTATTTTGTGGCACTCCATAGCATTTAGAATTGAAAATATCAAAATCTAGTTCATAACCTATTTCATCAAACGCTAACAACATTGTTCGTATCGTATTTCCTTTATCGTGACTGATAAGACCTTTTACGTTTTCGAAGATGAAATATTTAGGCTCAACATTCTTGACTGCATTAACATAGCTAAAAAACACTGTCCCTCTCGTATCTTCAAAACCTTTTCTTTTACCTGCAATAGAGAATGATTGGCAAGGCGTTCCACCCACGATAATGTCGCACTTGCCTTTAAACTGTTGCCAATATTCATCACTAACTTGCGTAATATCACCTATATCTATTTCATTCTCTGTATCGTATATTGCTTTATAACTTTGTTTTGCAAATTTATCTATCTCTGCAAACGCCATGCATTCATGACCGTGTTTCTCTAATGCGGAACGGAAACCTCCAATACCACTACATATATCTATAAACTTCATGCGTCCACCCACTTTTCAAATGCACGATTTAAGTACCAACGTGCTTTATCTAAATCTCCTTGCCATTTTTATGATTAGCACGACTGATATATTTGATTGCATTACCAATCGCAAATGCTAATTCTGGTTTATAATTCTTCGTTACTTGTTCAATGTAATCAATGACTTCAATATCTCCGTATGTGTAATGTTTCGGCTTATTTACCATGTCTTGTCCTTCCTTCATATCCACCTTACGTGTGAAAGGCTCATTCACTTTCACGAAGTCGTCATTGTCAGTAAGTGTAAATTTATAGCCAGCTGCATTCTCTACCTCTGCGTACCAAACTGTTTTTAAACCTTTTTCTATTGCATACACACGATTGACTATGGCCGTTTGCATAGCAGTAACACCTTTAAATGTTGCTTGGAACTGTACAATGTCGTCTATTTTAAGATCTATTATTCTCACGTTCTCCATTTACCTATCCCCTAACCTTTGGAAAAAATGTCGTTCTCTGCTAAGTATCTGAACCACTTACTATTCACTCTGTGCCTAGCAACTTCACGTTCTGCACGTTTAGCCCTAGCAATACGCTCTTCTCTACGTTTACGTTTCAACGCTCTTTCGTGCCTAATTTCTGCTTGCTGTATCTCATACAATTGCTTAGCTGTTAATTGCTTTTCATTTCTTTCGTACGTCTGCACCATATTCATAAACTCCTTTCCCATATATTAACTCTGGACCACGCAATCCTTCGTCATATCTCTTACGAACCGTACTATCAGATACATCAAAATATTTATACACATCACATAATCTGTAACGTTTACCGTTTAAATTCACTTTTATCATGGTGTCACTTCCAATCTGCATAACTGACACTAACGTCAGTAATGTTTTTGATATTATCGAGTAAATTGTCAGGGTCATTTTTATATCTATTAGAGTAATGTTCGATGTAGTTTTCTCTATCTGCATGTTTGTTTATCCAAATAGGTTGTTCTACTTCCACAGTTAGGTCGAATGTGAGTTTTAGTGTTTCTTCATGCATAGCTAATCCTCCTCAACTATTTTTATTGCTTCTTCCACACTTCTTGCTACGCCATATAAAATGTTTTGCGTTTCTGCAAAATCTCTAAATTTCTTTTGTTCAGGTCGTAATCTTCCACTTTCTGTTTTTACTTCGATTGCTATAAACTTGCCATCCGATTTACGATAACCGAATGTATCGGGAAAGCCTTTAGGAAGTAATTTGATTATTCTGTTATCTTTCGTCTGTACTTTTCCAGCGTTCGCTCTCCAAAGTCTATGACCACGTTGATTGATTGCTAAGATTATTTCGTTTTGTATTCGTTGTTCAGTCATAAACTTTTACACCTAGAAAATTAGATTCTTCCATACTAGAAAAATCAATATCTCCGTCACCATCTGTTATGCTCATCAATTCTACGTATCTTTCTCCATCTTCTAATTCAACCAATGCTAAACAAACGATTGGACTTTCAAATGTAGTTCCATCTTCGTTATCATATAGCGCGTTCATTTTTCTACTTGTATTTATAATTTGTATAATTTTTTTATCCATTATTATTCCTCCAATTATTAAATAGTGATGGGTAACGTGACGGGTAAAAAACACCTATAACCCTTACGTGCTCTAGGTTTGTCCACAAAAGTGACGGGAGGCGTTGGAAAAACTTTCATATATTTTTATATTCCTTTATATTTTTGTATTGCACTTTTATATTAACCACCCGTCACTTAATAAAAAAACAAGGTTTAAACATTGATATAAAGGCATTTGCGCTAATTTTTCACCCGTCACTTTTCCCGTCACTACCCGTCACTTAATTTATTGATTCAAGTCCGGGATATTTACTTGGAATTTTCAAACCAAAGTAAAACATTCCAGAATTAGTTTTCTTGTATTTAAATTTTTCTTTCATTTTTATTCCAAAATCTTTGTTACTCATTTTGTAATTACCGTTGTTGTTTGCCCACTGTTTATATAATTCGTATAATTCATTAGCCTTTTCTTTTCCGTCATCTACTCGTTTGCATTCATCTTCAATAAACTGTTCGATAACGTCCATTTCAGTACGATACGCTTTACTTGCTGCTTTCAACTTATCCGGCATTTCTAAGCCTTCCTGCATCCACATATACGCACCTTCGGCCATCCAATTTAAAATCGCCGGTGCTTCTCTTAACAATTTATATTTAAGATCTTTATCGACTTTTTCTTCAGGTATTTGTACATCGAATGGAATCAATACTAAACGTCTCCAAATACCGTCATCGGTACCACGAATTATAGGTTTGTGGTTAGTAGACACCCATATTTTAAATTTAGGTGTATATTCAAATTCTTCAGCATACAAGAAACGCGCAGTTACTTTGTCGCCACCAGTTAACTGTTTGATTAAACCCTCATCAAAACGAAAACCTTCATTTGGTTCAGAACTTGTTACAAATCTCGCTTTGCTTAACCGTGCAATGTCGGTATTAACATTGTCGTTTTTCTTAACCATTAATGACTTTGCTTGCATGTTATTGGAATAGTCCCCAAGTATTTCAGAAACAACTTCTACAAAGATACTTTTACCATTACGACCCTTACCAAATAGAATGAACATGATTTGTTCTCTTGTACTACCAGTAAGCGAATAACCTAATGCTTTTTGAATGTATCGAATAACTTTTTGATCACCCGCAAAAATATCGTTCAAGAAATCTAACCATACTGATGGTTGCATTTTTTCTGTATAATCAGTATTAGTAATTTGTGAAAACATTTTATTGATATCGTGTTTATAAAGTTCTCTTGAAGTTAAATCGATATAACCATTTGCGACATTTATAAGCATGTCGTCTCTATCAAAGTCATCAGGTGTAGCAGGTCGTCGGTGCATGAGTTCATTCATGATATTCTTTTTAGCTTGAGTACCACGTGTCTTTTTATAATATTTTTGAAAGACTTCTCTAGCTTCTTCTTCTGTTACATCTTCGTTATGAAGTACTTTTTCATTTTTAATACTTTCAATCATTTCATCGATTAATTTACGAATTGACCCTTTATCATCAATCTTCCATTTCATACCGTCATAGATATAAAATTTATTGGCGATATAACTATATTTGTAAAGGTTGCCATATCTATCTATAAATCGGTCTGCATTACCTGTATCGTCATAGCTTCGAATTGGATATTCTTTTGTTTCTTCTTGATTATCAAATAATTTACTTAATGCATATCTAAGTGGGTTGTCATCTGTTTGCTGTTTAGGAGTATAAATATTGTTAGCTTCATTAATTGCTTTGAATAAAGTTTGTTCCCCGTATGTGGAGTTCTTTCGTTTTTCATCCCACTTATCACGGTATAGATTTGACTGTCTAAAAATACTATCCATTTGCGAGTAATCTTTGGCACACCAGAAAGCTAGTATATTTGCAAGTGCCATATCTGCTTCCGAGTGAGAGGTGTAATAAGGCTCGTAGTTACCTTTCATTAAGTCATCAAATAATTTAGCTTGCTTTGATTTGTAAATTTCATTGATAACATCGATTTCTGATAAATTGTGGATATTTTGTTGATAATTGTTTGTAGTTGGATATTGTACTGTGTTATCCGGTAAATACTTATCATAGATTGTTTTGAATACTTGCTTTGATACTTCCGTTACATCTTTATATTTACCGATTGACTTACCTGTCATGGTAAAAAAACGACCGCTATCGTACATTTCAATATTGCCTTTACGTCTGCGACTTCCTGGAATTTTACCTTTCACAATAATGTGAAGGCCATTACCACTAGGACTGACTTCTGTATAACTTTTGAACGCTTCATTAAATTCACTAACGATGTTGTCTAATTTATCGCCTTGCTTAAATCTATGAAGATCATCATCTATATCATCAATATCAATGCCGAGATAGGGTGGTTCAAAGAAGAACCCTATCCCATCGACACCTTTAGCATTGACTGCTGTTTCATAACTAGACCATGTGCTTTTATCATTTGATTTAGCGAACTCGCCAGTTTCGGCATTAAAAGGTATTTTTGTACGTTTACCATTACGCTTTTCAAACTTCCACACACACCAGTTATTAAGTCGTTTTAATTCATCTGGAATATTAGAAAGGATATTCATCATTGTTTAAATCTACACCACCTGCAAACGCATTTTGTTCTGGTTTATCATCTGACTTCCACTCATGGTTCACTTGTGGAAACTTAGTATTTTTAAAGTTCCATGGTGCTACACGATTGACGATTTGCTTTTCACCTTTATATTCGTTCTCTTCTTGTTTTACAAACACTCTGACTGGTTTACCTCTGAACATTTCAAGTAATTGCTCGATACTTTCAATTGCAGTACCCTCTGGCACACCTATACCGTTTAAGTAATGCATGAAGTTATCCATTTTATATTTATATTGACCATCGATTGTGCGTTTCCATTCATCAACGAAAATTACTCTATTAGCATATTTAGCTTGTAGTTCTGATGTTTTCTTTAAATCATTTCTTACAACAAGTTGCAGTTGTGTTTCTTCTTTTCCATTCTTCGTTGCTCTTTCTGTTGCACTCTTGATAACAACTTCGTATTCTCCTTCTGGTAGTGGTGAAAAGTCGTTGCTTTCTAAATTTGAATAATCTGTTGTAAATAATGTCATAATAATAAATCTCCTTAATAATTATATTTTTGTTTGATTGGTTTTAAGTCTGCGTATAAGACTGGAAATGGTGCTTGTTTGTAATATGGATGATTAAATTTAATCCATGATTCTTTGTAATTGTTCGCTTTAGCAAACAAGTAGTAGTCTTCTAATGTTTCTAAATCTTCTTTATTTTTTTTACGTTTGTCGTATTGCATTAATGTATAATCAACTTTGAAAGGTTTGATATCTGTGAGCTCTGCGTCGTAATTTTCCAGACCTTTCTTTTCTTCCGTTTCATTTTTATGACCGCAATTAGGACATTCATCTAATTCAGAAGCATAGACAGTAAAACATTCAGGACACTCGGTTAACTTCGGTGCGTCATTTTCCTTTTTACTACGCTTCTTTTTGTAGCCTTTAAAATACTTGTTCCAATCATGTGGCGTATCAGGTAATCCATGTCTTGCGTAATTTCCAACATGATCAATAATTAAAGCTTTTTTATTAGGTTGATATCGCATTGATCGCATCGCTTGCTGCATGAATAGAACAAGTGAATCTGTTGGTCTTGCTAAAATGACACATGTACAATCTGGAACATCAAAACCTTCTGAAATTAAATCAACATTACATAAAACCTTGATAATGCCACTTTTGAAGTTCATCATGATTTCATTTCTTTTAACCGCACTTGTTTTAGCATCAGCATGTTCTGCGTAAATACCGGCATTTCTAAATTGTTCTGCAATATCTTTACTCGTCTCAACACTGTGGGCATAAAGTATAGTTTTTTGACCGTTAGCAAACTTTATATAATTCTCAACGATATTTCCGTATATTGCCTTAGGTATGGCATTATCCATTGACTTTTTTGTGTAGTCGCCCGTTCTAGATTTCTTTAACTTACTTTCGTCCGCAAGCACCACACTTTTATATTCGTAGTCTGCAAGTTTGTTATTTTTTATTAACCACTCAACTGATGGCCCTTTAACCATTACATCGTAAATATCTGTAAACCCTTTACCGTTTGCTCGCCACGGTGTTGCAGTGAACCCAACTCGCAAAGCGTTAGGAAAGTAATCGTAAATATCTTTGTACGTTTTTGCTCTACTGTGATGTGTTTCGTCAGTAACAATAATCTTAGGTGGTGTAAGCTCAGATAAAATATTTTTTGCACGTTTTTCTGAAAGGATATCTACATGAGTTAAATCGACACCATGTTTTTTTAAAGTATTCTCGATTTGATAACTCAATTCTTTACGATGAACAATAAACAGAATGTGACTACCTTTGTTCACAGCGTTTTTTACAACCTCTGCAATCATGACCGATTTACCACTTCCTGGAGGACTTTGAATTAATACACCAGGTTTTTTAAGCAATATATGTCTTGCTTGATCAACCAGGTTTTCTTGATAGTCATAGAGTTTAAACTCCGTCATCCACATCACCGACTTTAAACAAATCTTCTTGCAAGCAATGTTCTCTATTATCTAGCTGATTTTTAGCAAATACATTGTTGCTAGGACTTAAGATAAAACCACGTTTGCCTGATTTTTCGTTAAAAACTAATCGAGCAACCACTTGGCAAAGACCTGCGACATTATCACGAATAGTTTTACGAATGTCTGGTACTGCTTGAGTAATTTGTTGACCTGCTGGAGTGTAATTTTCAAAGTTCGTTTCCCAAGCAATAAATACAAGTCGTTTTCCTAGAGATTGTAGAAAACGTAAGCTATCAATTGTGAAGAAATCCACACGTTGATAATGACTCATTTCAGGTACACGTTCATTCTTACCGTTACGTCCTAGATTAGCGAGCATTGAACGGAACAACTCTGATATATTGTCGATGACAATCGTGTCGTATTGATTAACTATATCTTTGTTATCGTTAAACCATTTCATTAATTCACCCCACTCTTCCCATGCTTCGTGGGTATTAAAATTCAGAATGTCGATGTTCTCATTGCCTTTTAAAGGTCGTTCTGATTTATCTACATTGATGTAAAGCGTTTTGCCCGGTAAGAAATTTAATGTGTGTGTCTTACCTGTGCCAGGTTTCGCATAGATGAGATACGTTGATTTGTCTGTTGTAATATCTTTAGCGCTCGATATATTAAACGTCATTGTTTACCTCCTCCAAATCTTCAAAATTGTATACTTTTCGTGTTTCTTTCGTTTCAATTCTCGATACTTCAATCAAGTGTTTATCCCAGTCGATGTCTATATCTTGCAAACCATCGAATTTACGAGCATTACGCCTTAAAGCATTGTAATTAGCATATTCTTGAGCAGTAGGTTTATTAGTGATCCAGCGTCCAAAGTAATTATCTTTAATGCGATACTCTACTTCACAATTTAATATTGGCTCTTGCATTCACGTACTCCCCCCATCGTTGGTCAGCCCTGTCTGCTCTAGCATCAGCGCTTTGATACAGGGTAATATATAAATTGATATTGTCGTTTAAATCTTTAATATGCTCTTTAGCAGTATCTAGTTGTCTTTTTAGATGTTTGTTTTCTAAACTGATTAAAACTAAGTCTTTGCTATCTTTTAGCAAGTTGTTATATTCTTTTAAAGATATAGTTACCTCTTGCATATATGTGCCTCCCGTTATATGATTAAGATGAAATTTTTGTTAAGTGTTTGACTGTTAGTCGTTGCAGCGACTTTCAGTCTTTTTTTGTGCGTAAAACAGTTTGTCAAAGAATAAATACGTTACTGTTGATGCAACCATTGCAATCGCTACTGCGTTAGTGATGAAGATATTTAACATCATTGCTAGAAAAAATATTGCATTGAACATCATGCCTGCGATTAAGAATGCTTTATCGTGTGATTTCATGTTTATCTCCCCTTTCCGTGAATTTCTTCAAAATGTTCTTCGATAAATTTATTCATCTTTCTAGCGTTGAATCTCCAACGGTTCAAACTTTCATCCGGATAATGTGCGATGCCTTGCTTTTTAAGTAATTTCTCAAACTTCGGATTGAATAGTAATCTGTCTTTGATAGTTTCGTCAGATGACATTTTCAATTTGCGTTTCAATTCTTTTAAGTCCCAAACTGGATCTAGTGAATAACTTAATAACTCATCGTATTCATCTTTAGCGACAAGTACGTGTGTGTCGGGTATTGGTACAGATACAGTTAAAGTTTGCGTCATCTTAGATACTCCTTTCGTGTGTAATGTTGTTATCGCTACTGCGTTGTTTAGCGAAAATCATTAAAATTTCTTATTAATCTGATGCCGTCATATCGTTTTTTAGGGTAAACAAATTTTTTCCTATAACTTTTTTTATAATTCCTAGCACTTCTAATCTCTTCCGCCAAGATGACGATTAGGAGTGCTATTTTTAATTTTTTCAACATCGTTTTCTTTCCTTTTTGTATAATTGGTTTATTCCTTATTGAAAGGAGGTCTACTATCTATGGCCAAAGGTACACATTATAGTCCCAAAGAATTTGCTGCAGCTTATATTCAAACTCTCCCGCATGTCAAAGACATAGAGGAGTTTAATAGCAATGCTGATTATTGGGAATACTTAAAAAAACGCCGTAATTTTTATTTCAATGAGTACATTGACGCAATAGATTTTGCTGATAGTTTTGGCAAGTCTAGTGTAGAAATTGATAAAGAATAATCGTTTTTTCTAGTATTCTTTTCAATTTTCATAACCTTCCACGTCACAACCGCCATTGTGATGAGGAGGGTTGTTTTATATAAAATGTTCATGCTATGCCTCCTTTAAGTTGTTTGTTCGATTGTTTTGGTATAATCACCTGTGGAGGTGATAATTATGAACGCTAAATCAATAAATGATTCATTAAATGATAATTATGCTGTAGTGATTAAATACGTTAATGGCAGACACACTACTGTAACTCATTCTGAAATCATTGATGAATCAACCATCTTTGCAAATAACAATCAATATATAAATTTGAACAATGTTACTAATGCGATAGTTTGCAAAGATGAATACCAAGTAAGCAATGTTACACGCTAGTAATTAAATGCTGTAGCACGTACAGCTTCAACCAATTTTGCAGCAGCCTCAATCTGTTGGGGAGTTGGTTGTTGCTTCGTTCTTTCTAAAACTACTTTCAATGTTTCTAATTCTTCTATTACTACTTCTTCATTCACTTTTTGTAATTCGTTCATTTCAACCCTCCTATATCACTTTTCGTGATATTAATAATTAAAAAAAATATCTTCGACACTAACATCGAAAGTTTTAGCTAAGATTTCCATTTCATAATCGTTGAAAGGATATTTACCTTGTTCTTTCTGCTCATACTGCCTACGTTGTAAACCTATCAAATTAGCTACATACTCTGTGGTAAACTCTTCAGATAATCTAAGTTTACGCAATTTAGTTTTAGGTTTTAGATATTTTTCTTTAAGCATTTTCTTTTTATCTGTCGCCGTCATTTATTATCACCTCCGATGACTGTATATAAACTATATCACGTTTCGTGATACATTTCAAACTTTTTTTATCACATTTTGTAATATTTTTTATTGTTTCCTTATTATAGATGTGTTATATTTATCTCAAGGAGTGATACCAAATGAGCAAAAATGTGATAGGAAAAAGAATAAAAGAACTAAGAAAACAGAAAAAACTAACTCAAAATGATCTAAGTAAGTTGACTGGATACAAACAAAATACTATTTCATCTCATGAAAATGGGACTCGAGGAATAGACGAGATAGATATAATGAACTATTGTGAGGCTCTCGGTGTGACTCCGACAGATTTATTTCAAAAACATGAACAACCTCAACTAGAAACCCTACCAGTCAAAAAGATTCCAGTTGTTTCAAAAGTATCTGCTGGCTTACCTATATATAGTGAAGAAAATTTGATTGATTACATATACTTTGCTACTAACAAACTTAATTCAGATAAAGAAGAATTTGGTTTAAAAGTGTCTGGCGATAGTATGGATAAGATTTTTCAAGATGGCGATATCGTTGTAGTAGAAAAAGATTCTGTTGTTGAAAACGGTCAATTAGGTGTCGTTATGATTAATGGTTATAACGCTACTGTTAAACGCATTAGATACAATGGCGACCAAATTATATTAATTCCAGAATCAAATAATTCTAGCCACTACCCACAAGTGTATGGCAAAGACGATGAAGTAAAAATAATCGGTAGAGTTGTAGCAAGTCAAAAATTATTTTAAACAAAGGAGCGCATACATTTGAAATGGTATAAGAGTAGCTGGTTTGTTATTTTAAGTCTTATCTTTTTCTTCCCGTTAGGCCTATTCTTAATGTGGTATTTTAAAAAATGGACTAATTTTGGAAGAATTATAATTACAGTAATAGTTGGTATCTTAATAATTGTAGGATTAGTAACGGACCCACCTGATAATAGTGAACAAATTATTAATAATGATAGTAAATCTGAATATAAAGACACCTCTTCTAATGATAAAAAAACAAAAACTAGTAATGAGGATAAGATAAAGCGAAGCGTTAAAGATGAATTAAATACAGGTAAAATTGAAATTCTTGGATATTATGATAAAAATATCAATATTTTAATAGGAACAAATTCAAACATTAGTACAAGCATGACAGATAAGGAAGTTAAACATATTTTAGGTGATACTTTAGTAGGCATTAAAAAATCTGAAGTTAAAACAGATACTGTAAGCATAAGTGTTAAAGTTGATGGGAACCGTGTTGTCTCAAGTAAATGGTCTAAGGATGCAATTACTCATGCAGATGATTATAAATATAAAATTTATAAAAATCCTAACGATTTCGCCGATCAATATTCTAACAATATAAATTAACTTTCGAAGATATTGCTGACCAAACTCAGTTTAACAATCGCAAATTCGAAAACTACGCTAAACGTCATGGTTACGAGGCAGCACTACCCTTGCGTATTATCGTTGAGGCACATCACTACGGTGTAAGTAACTTATATGAACTAGCTGAGTATGTTCAATTAAGTGAAGAACACGTATTAGAAATATTGGAGTATTACAAACAAAAACATGGTATTGGAACTCACTACGGCGATTACTCTATTACGTTTGAACCGTTGAGGGTGTATAAATTGCATAGAGTGGATTAGTGTTATGGTGACGCATTAATATAAATTCTATTTAAAATTCGATATAATATAAAGATTGCGAGGTGAGAAATGATGAATTCAATAGAACTATTTGCTGGAGCCGGCGGTTTAGCATTAGGACTTGAAAAGGCCGGTTTTAAACACAAAGCTTTAATTGAAATTGATAAATATGCATCTGCTACTTTAAGAGAGAACTTCAAATCGGATTCGGTATGGGAGTCAGACATTACTAAACTAAATCCAGAGGATTTAAATATAACTGAAGAAATTGATCTAATTTCTGGTGGTGCGCCTTGTCAAAGCTTTAGTTATGCTGGTCTAAGAAAAGGAATTGAAGATGCGAGAGGCACTCTTTTTTACGATTATGCCCGATTTGTCAAATATTTCCGTCCTAAGATGTTTGTTTTTGAAAATGTGAGAGGGCTAATAAATCACGACAATGGTAATACTTTAAAAACAATTTTAAATATATTTAAAAAATTAGATTATCATGTTGATTGGAAATTATTGAAAGCAATAGATTACGAAGTTGCCCAAAAAAGAGAACGTATTTTTATTGTAGGTGTCAGAAAAGATGTCTATAACAATAATGGTGAATATGACTTCCCTAAAAAAATAGATAAATTTTTAACACTGAAAGATGTGCTTAAAAATGTACCTGATAGCCCAGGTAGCGTATACCCAGAGTCAAAAAGAAAAGTGTTAGATTTAGTTCCACCAGGTGGTTACTGGAGAGATTTGCCAGATGACATTGCAAAAGAATACATGGGAAAAAGTTATTATTTAGGTGGAGGTAAAACTGGTATGGCCAGAAGAATGAGCTGGGATGAACCTTCATTGACACTTACTACTTCCCCTCAACAAAAACAAACTGAAAGATGTCATCCAGATGAAACTCGTCCATTTACTACTAGAGAATATGCAAGAATACAATCTTTTCCAGATTCTTTTACTTTTGTAGGTTCAACAAATAACATATACAAGCAAATTGGAAATGCTGTACCTGTTAATTTAGCGTATCATGTCGGCATAAGTGCCAAAGAATATTTAAGCAAAGGAGATGTTAACAATGCTTCGAGAAGAAATACAGAAGTCATGGGATGTTGATTTTATTTCTTGCGATGATTATTTCAAACACGTTGACGAAACCTTAAATAATATGTATAGAAAACAAAACATTAAAAATTTATCTCAATTCAACAAAAGTATAATCGACCCGACAAAAATGATTTTTGATTCTTTTACAAACGGATTTGATAGTAACGAGTTAATAGATGCCGAAATATATAGACAAGTAGATAAAAGTATTAATAATGATATAGGATACTTTCATCAAAATTTATTCAATTATATAGATGGTTGGTTTGTTCCGAAGTCTGGGTTTGATATAGAAAATCACGAAAGAAGTTTATTTGCAGAAATGAAAAATAAGCACAATACAATGAACTCTGCTAGTAGCCAAAAAACTTATATGAAATTACAACAAAAACTTTTAGAAGACTCTAATGCAACATGTTATCTAGTAGAAATCATCGCTAAAAAAAGTCAAAACATAAATTGGAAGTGTAAAGTCGACGGCAAGAATTACAATCATAACAAAATACGCAGAATTTCTATTGATAAATTTTATGAATTAGCTACAGGTGATTCATTAGCTTTCAAAAAAATTTGCGAATGGCTCCCTATAGTAATACACGTTTTGAATAAAGAAAAGCAAACTGAAGATGCCACAGACAATATTCTAGAAGAACTAAAACAAATAGATGACGATTTCATTGACTCAATTTTCAAATTAAGTTATCCAACTTATACTGGCTTTGACAATATTAATATTAGATTCAAAGAATTTTTACCATCACAATAATAAAAATTGGGTAGTCCACCTACCCTTATTATTTTTTTACCTTTTTTAGGAGGGATAACATGCAAACACGATGTTATGACGGTAAAAAATGGCAATATGAGTTTAAATACGAGGGTAAAAGATATCGAAAGAAAGGTTTTAGAACGAAACGTGAGGCAAACTCTGCAGGATTAGATAAGTTAAATGAGTTAAAACAAGGTATTGAATATGAACCTAATTTAACGTTATACGACTATTTCAATACATGGTGTGAAACATTTAAAAAATCGACTGTAACACCTAAAACATATAAGTCTTATACCTCTGCAATTGAACATATCAATAACCACCCTATTGGCAAGAAAAAGCTGAAAGATTTATCTAGGTACCACTATCAAGATTTTATTAACGATTTTTCAAAAAATCATTCTAAAGAGTCTATAAGAAAATTAAATGGCTATATAAGAACATCATTAGACGATGCGGTATACGAAGGGCTTATTGCAAAGAACCCTACTTTTAAAGTTAGTTATAGAGCTAGTAACCCAAACAAAAGTGAAGATAGTAAGTATATCAATCTAAAAGACTATGAAGTATTAAAACAGCATTTGATGACTAAAGATAATGCTTCATCGCTTGTACTATTTATCATGATATGTACTGGTTGTCGTATTAGTGGTGCTTTGAATCTGAAGCGTGAATATATCAATCAAGTTAAAAGTGAGATATACATTGATGAGCATAAAACAGATTCGTCACCACGTTACGTGTCTATCAGTCAAAAAGATATGAATCATATTATTAAGTCTATCGATCAGTTACCTAGAACAATTGACGGAACTATATTTGGCGAACTAACAAACAATGCAGTTAACAAACGTTTAAAAATATATTGTAACAATTTAGGTATCAAAGAAATCACTTCACATGCTTTACGTCACACTCACTGTTCATATTTATTAGCTAAAGGTATTTCTATTTATTACATTTCTAAAAGATTAGGTCATAAAAATATATCAGTAACAACAGAAGTATATTCACATTTACTTGAAGAAACATATAAAGAAGAAGATGAAAAAGCAACACAAATTATAAGTGCAATGTGA